AGCGGAGGTAAGGGATAGCGAGGCAACCCCGGTACAGCTCATGTCCAGGGAGCGGATCTGCTACGTATCCCAGCCCGAACGGTGTTGCGGGAGGTATCCCCCGGCTCTCCAAATACTCTGCGGCTGGGCTTCCTGGCAGGCTTTCTCTGTAACGGCTGGTTGCATCCCACAGATAAGCTCTCTGCGATTCGCTTAGCTTCTGCATAACTCACCTCCTCTTCGTGTCGGATGATCGAGATCGCGTCCCCGCGAACGTCGCACGCGAAACAGTTGAAACCGTCGAGGTCGTAACTGACGGCCGCTGACGGCGTGGACTCACCGTGGAACGGGCATAAACAGCGGTTCCACTCGCGGTAGTCCGGCGGGGGATCCCAATCCGGGTAGTAGCGTTGAATAACTTCTGCTATCGACAATCTGGTGTGATCCTGATCCCTAGCACCTGTACAGCCGGTGGCTGGCGGAGGTACTCAGCAGCTCTATCGAGAGCGCACGGATCGTCTCTAAGATGTCCGATAACGTTTCTGTTGCACGCAGTGCAAAGAAGACCTCTGACTGTCCCTGTTGCGTGGCAGTGATCCACCGAGAGCCGTTTTCGTTTTCCGTTAGCTCTACGACATATGAAGCAATAACCTTCTTGGTGCTCATAGATCTCCCAGTAGTCGTGTTCGGTGATTCCGTAGGTTTCGTAAATTCGTTGGGCCCACGTAGCCGTCGAGCGGTTTCTACGTCTAGCTCGATGATGAGTTGCACAGCGCGGACCGGGATGTGGGGCTTTTCGTTTTGTGTCGATACCTTCATCACGGCAGTCGATGCACGCTTTCCGTTTGGCTTGAACGTTGTTCGGCGGGTAACGCCTCCGCCTGCCGGCCACGTCACAGCTCCTTGGTGGGTGTCAAGTTATCCGGAGAAATCATCGATCCTCATCGTCTCTCCCTCAAAGAGCAGCGGTGCGAAGTCCTGGCCGGACGGATCCGACTTGCCGCCACGGTTCTTCACCGTGGAGACGTTCAGGTAGTCGGGTCCGAACTCGTTGGGGACACGGTGCAACGTCAGGATCAGCTCCGGCACACGACCGATCTGACCTTTGATTCCGGACAGCGGTATCGGCTTGTCGCCGTCGTTGTGGGGCCCGGTGACGTGGTGCAACCCAACGACGCAAGAGCCCGTTTCGCGTGCCATCTCGTGCAGGTAGTCCATCAGAGACTCCAATCCGGAGAACGGGTCGTCGCCGTCACCGGCTTCGGTCCGGACGTTCGTCACGTTGTCAACGACGATCAGCGCCGGGTAGTCCTCGTACAAAGCGTTGTACGCCTCGAGGGACTCCTCGAGCACGTCCAGGGAAGGTGAAGCCTTGTAGTTGAACCTGATCGGTATGTCGTCAAGATCGGCTGCGACCTCGCCCAGGTCCGCTTTGCGGACGGCGCGTGTTGACTTGTCCAGCGGCCACCCTGACAGGATCGACACCGACCGCGATAGCTGGGTGAAAGCGTCTGAGTCCGCTGAGAAGTACAGAGTCGGCGCTTTCGACTTCAGCGCGTACGCCAGGACGAACGCAGACTTGCCTGTGCCTGGTCCGGCGCAGATCAGCGCGAGCTGACCTCTGCGAAGCTGGGTGCCTTTGTGGTCTAGTGAGCTCCACACAGACGGCAGGGGATCGCCGGCCGACCCGCGTATGTACAGCGACTGCCTAGGTGTGTACACAAGCCTCCCTAACTGTTGTCTTGAATGATCAGCGCGTCGTGGACAGGGATGCTCAGGGCGCGAGCCGTGTCAGCTTTCGACTTGGCCACTTCCATGTCCTTGATCAACTGGGTGCCGCGCATCTTCAGCAGCTCCATGATCTTCTGCGAAGGCACCTTCGCTTGATGCCAGCGGAGGATCCCCGCCACCTCGTGCGGCGCACGGGCGGACAGCACCGGGTCGTTCGGATCCCATTCGAAAACAGTCACTGCCAATCCTCTTCTCCTACGAAAGGAACCTTGTAGAGGTTCCCGTCAGGCTCTTTGATGCTGATATCTCTGTCCCAGTCACGCTCCCTGGAAGTCATAGCGAACCGCCGTGCGGCTTGCTCCGAAGGGAACGCGTACGACTGCTGCGCGTACAGGCTCATGTGCCAATCCGGCATGTTGGGGATCGGGCCCATCACCACGAACCAGTAGTCCGTGTCTTGGGTCAGCGTGGTGCTCTTACGGTATTCGTTCATTGGCGTTACTCCTTGTAGGAACCTGTTACTTTGGTGGGTGTCAAGTTTGAGCTGCAAAAACAGGGCAGTAGTAGTTGACATCACAAAAACCGCACTTGCCCGGCTCAGGGTCCGGCTCGAAGTCGCCCGCCTGGATGCGGGCCTCAACCTCATGGAACCTCGCAGATACAGCCTCGCGGGTCCACCGCGACAGGTCGTACGGCCCTGAGATGCGCGGTTTAGCGCCGCGCTTACCGACCATGAAGTAGTCACCCCTAGGCGGCTTAGCGCCGTACAGCTCCTCGACAGCCACGGAGTACACACCCAACTGGAAGTCATCACCAGGCGAGTTACCCGTCTTGTAGTCGCGTACCCGCAGCTCGCCGTCGTCGTCCACCACGACGGCGTCGATGAAACCTCGCACCATTATTCCGTCGAGGTTGATGGCGAACTCGAGCTCGATGGCAGGCTTGCCGTCGCAGGCCGCGAAGATGTGCTGCCCCGGCGACTGACGCCACTCGAAGAACTTCTCCACCTGCTCCAACCCGATCTCGAACCGGCGCTCGATGTCACGCTCGCCGTTGTACGGGCCTGACCAGAACCACCAGTCGAAGTTCGGTGTAACCTCGCACAGCTCGTTGATGCCGGCCGCGTACTCGCTGCGGAACAGCTCCTTAGCTTCATCAAGCGACATAGGGTCACCTGCTGCGCTTCGCTTCTCGCACGCTTCAGCGACGGCGTGTACGGCGGTGCCCTGCGGCAGCCACGCGGCTGGCCGCGCCCACACCTTGTCGATGCGCCCCAGCTTGTACGCCTGAGGGCAGCGGGTGTACTGGTTGAGCTGACTTACGCTACGCAGCGGCAGCATGATCTCTGTCATATGGAACCTTCCAAAACGTAAACGGAATACACGGCTTCACCGAACATCATCGACTCGTCATCGACCACCTCACGGAACAGCAGTTGATGCTGTCGGTTCAGGAGGAAGTCACGAACAGGGTTGAGCCATTCGTCGTCGTCGTCTATCGCGATACTCACCTTGACGCTCAGAGCCTGCCGACCTCCTGGTGTAGTGATAAGTCGAGCGGCCAGGAATCCTGGCCGCTCTGCAACTCGCGGGAAATACGTCAGCACCAGTTTGTGCCTTACCTTTCGATCTATGGGTCACGGGGAGGGAACCTCCAGATCCGTCGACCTTCTTCTGTCAATGTTGTGTGCTCGTTCTTACGTAGGAGCAAGTCGCCGTCCGACTTGCGCCGCTTCACGTACCTGAACCCTCCGTGCGGACTCACACCCGGAATCGGTGGGATCTCCGGGTCGAACTCCACGACTACGTTCTCGTCGCGAAGTTTCTGATACCACGAGCGCAGGCGGCTCAGCTTGTCGTCGTTCATGCCTTTGCCGCCTGTGGCCATGTACTCTCCGTGGTCACGCATACGTTGGTACACCTTCGACTTGCCGTGCAGATTGTTCGTCTTCCAAGGCCATGCTTGGTTGACTACCTGTCGGGGTGTCAGTGCTCCTCCATAAACAATTTTGTGCCAAGACACAGCTTGCCGCGTGACGCCGTGCATGTCGGCTATCTCGCTTTGGTTGTATCCCTTTCTCCTCAGATCTTCGATTACGGAGAAGATCAGCGGCTGCCTGTGTGCAGCCTTATTTTTCTTATTCACAGTTTCCCCCCGGAAACTAGTTTTTTTCATGCCACCAGTGTAGGTGGCTGTCAAATATCCCTGCCGGGATTCCTACACTGTAGCAAATTTCAGCTACATTTCAACCTTATGCCCTGTGCTGTCTGTGTGGGACTGAACTGCCAGGTAGAGGAAAGCTTCCCCCGAAGCTTTCGCCCTCCACCCGCAGATCGTGCAACGTGCTTTCAAACATGCGGTCAGCATATCCACGACTTCCGACAGAACCGGCTTTTGCCGTCGCCGGCCGATCCGTCACGTGACGTTTCGGCTCGTAGTGGTTCGTTGGCCCCGCACGTCGGTAGCTCCCCGCGCAGGACGTGCCAGCGGGAGTCGGAGTCGACGGTTTCGCCGCGCTCCAAAGCGTGCTGCAAACTTCGAGGCTCACACAGCGGCGCTGCCTGAGCTGTAGCAGGTTGCTTCAGCACGAACAGCAAGGACAGAGCCGCTAGCAGCGCAGCCCACTGCTTCATCGAGCCTCCAAGAACTTCGTGACAGCGTCCGCCAGGAACTCCCCCGCATCAGCCAGGTCGTAGTTGATGTCCATCAGGTACTCATCCCAATCGTCGTAGCCGCACAGCGGCTCACCGCCCTCAGGGTCAGTGTTCTTCTCGATGAAGGCTCGCTTGAACTTGTAGACGTTCTCCCAATTGACCATTGCTTCCCGAAGATTATCGGCGCTGTTGTTGCTCATTCTCAGTCTCCTCTCGCGGCGATCTCGTCACCGACCTGACGGCCAGTCAGCTTCTCCAACACTTCGATAGCGGCGTCGATAAACGCCCACCGGGCGTCATCG